ATCGAGCACGGCCTTTGCGACATTGTCAATATCGGGACGTTTTGTTGCCAACATAAATCCATTTAAACATGCCTCCTTGTTCTTTTTTGAGTATGACGCAGGTATTGGTGTGGAAATATACAAAAACACGTCTAAAGCAGTTTTAAGTGGCTCGCTAGACCCCATTGCTTTTTGAGCAAAAGTACGAATTGTGTCTTCATAAGTACGGGTTTTCTCGTCAGTATAAGTGCGAACAAACTTGCCTACCCTAGCAAATCTTGCTCTGCCTTTACCTCTAGGCTCACCTGGTACTTTAAAAGTTACATGAAACATTGATGTCCTTTACACATAGGTTATGCTAGGGTGGATATACCACTCCCTCTCCAATCCAACCCACGCTACTGTATTCTCAAAGTAATCTTAAAATAATCTTAAAATAAAAGGATTAAATCCAAGCTCGTTAGACGGGTCTATTCAACTTATACATTAAGCCTAGTTGTCCACCTGAGTTACTTAATGCTTTACCAGTACCTAAACCAAGTCTGGTCACGTTTTGCTCTGGGGTGTATCAGAGTGCGGTGTTTTCTTCCAAGCAGTCCATTCAGACCCTCTGCTATCGTGTGGAGAACGGATGTCATACAGAAATAAAAAAAGCCACTTACTACTGCATCTTGGTAACGGTCTTCCATTGCTGGAAGCAAGACGCATGAGTAAATGGCTTTACCTATCCGTTGACCGTTACGACAACAACCTGATTATGCCTTGAACCACTCAGGTTTCAAAACCATCAACTGCCATATCCGACTTTTTGGAAGGGTCTTTCCCCATTGGCTTATTGCGGCCTGAGATATTCCTAATATTTGAGCCAGAGCTGTTTGTGTTCCCGCCAAGCTAATTGCTGTGTCTTTATCCATAACAGCATTATAAGTCAGATTATAACCCCCTGAAATAGAGGGGCATTATTCTGAGCATATTTACTTTATTTTATAAGCCCGCTTATAATTAAAGCTCGCCCTAGCGAATTGCAAAAGGGTCTTTTAAGAAAGAAGCAAAATGATTTGTACAGTATTAGACACAAGCACCAACAAAGTAGTTGTTAACATCAATGTTAAGAACGAGGACGATTTCCACAAGCGTGTATGGAGAATCGTTACAGAATTTAAATTGTGGTCATACGCCATTTATTTAGATAACAAGCTGGACTGTTACGCACAACCAGCTGGTACACCACCCTCACCCAAGCTCAACAAATCTTTAGTCAAGTAAGGATAAACATCATGACACGAGCAATCATCGAATCAGCATTGGCTATTTCAGAATTGGAATATGTTTTAGACAACATTTCTACTGATGACAAAAAGAAAATTGAAGACTATACAGATGCTGAAATTTTGCATGAGGCTGAATACGTTTTACAACTTTTCATTAACCCTAATGAGTCACATTGGAATGCAGAAGATTTACGCGGTGAGAATGGAACAGAACAACAAAATTGGGCACGTGCTGAGATTCGCAAACTTAGAGCATTTATTAAAAAATACAAAGTTTAACTGATGAGGCCTGAATGGCCGAAACCCCGCAAGGGGTCTTAAACAACTTAGCCCTCACGGGTCTTTTATAAAGGAAATTATCATGGCTCACTTAATTGAAAACAACGCATTCACTAACAAGGCAGAAATTGCTTATGTCGGAGAGAAACCTTGGCACGGTCTGGGACAAGAGCTGACCAAGGATGCGCCCATCGAGGTTTGGAGAAAAGAGGCAGGATTAGATTGGCAAGCCAATATTTCTCCTGTGTTGTACTTACCACAAAATGAGGCTTTGCCAATCCGTTGTCCTGGGAAAAACGTCATCTATCGTTCTGACACGGGTGCTAGTTTGGGTGTTACAACCAATCGTTATCAGATTCACCAGCCCTCAGATGTTTTGGATTTTTTCAACACATTGGTACAAAGCGCAGGTTTCAGCCTTGAGGTTGCAGGCGCAATCAAGGGCGGCAAGCGTATTTGGGCATTGGCTAATGTCAACAAAGAAGCATGTGTAATGAATGAAGATGCTGTTAAGGGTTATTTGCTCTTGTCTACATCTTTTGACGGTAGCACAGCGACCATTGGTCAATTCAGCAGTATTCGCGTAGTGTGTAACAACACATTGAGTGCCGCAGACAGAGAAACAGCACCATCGAGAATATCTCTCACCCACGGCTCAAAATTTGATGCGTCCCTGATGCGCGACAAACTTGGCCTTGTAGTGGGCGGTTTCGAGGGAATGATGGACAACTATCGTGCTTTGGCAAGAGCAAAGGTCAATGGCAAATATGTAGACCAGTTTTTGGCCAAGATGTTTCCTGTATCCGACAAGGATGTCAAGCTGAAGCAATCTAGGGGCTATAGCAAGGTTTTGGAGTTATTTGAGGGCGCGGGTATGGGCGCAGACTTAAAGGGTGCTAAGGGCACAAAATGGGGCTTGCTGAATGCTGTTTCAGAGCATATCGATCACCAGCGCGGCAACAATGTTGACAATCGCATCAACAATGCTTGGTTTGGTGACGGCAACCGTCTCAAGACCCAAGCTGAGCAATATTTACTAGCATGACCAGAGCTGACGCCAACCTGATACTTGACCAGTTGAAGGTTGGCATTCCCCATCCCATTTATGTAATCAACCAAGCCCTGACTGTCACGGGCGATCTAAGGAGCATTCCATGCCAATCTATTACAAACCAACCCCTAGAACAATAAAAGAAGCATTTCCTAAGACACCTGAATATGGTGCATCTATTGAGATACAAGTGCCAAACCTTACTCCAGCCGACAGAGTGATACGTGTTGTCGCTTTGGTAGGAGTGATTGTGTTGATGTTAGACCTTTTTTTGTGGAGAGCAGTATGACTAGAGCAGAGCAAATTTTCAGAGATTTAAAAGTCTCATTGGAAAAACACCAACATGACCGTCTAGCAGAATTAAGTTATTGCTACGGTTATTTGGGGTCTACAGTACAAACCCTATGTTTTGAGTTGGAGCAAAAGGAGCAAGAAATTACTTCTTTACGCGCAGAATTGTTAGACATTCAAAAGGAAATGATATGAAAAATATAGCAACAGCATTGGTGAAAGCCCAAAAGGAATTTGGACCAGCACTCAAGAAATCCAACAACCCGCATTTCAGGAGCAAATATGTTGACTTGGCAGGTTGTATTGAAGCTGTGGTAGATGCTTTGAACAACAACGGCATTTTTATCAACCAACACACTTATGAGCACAATGAAGGAATTGTGATTGAAACGGTTTTCCTACATGAGTCTGGCGAACAGATGAATTGTGGAAGGTTGTTTTTCCCTGCTAACAAACTTGACCCACAGGGTTTTATGTCGTGCTTGACCTATATCCGTAGGGCATCACTAATGACTGCCACGGGTCAAGCACCAGAGGATGACGATGGCAACGCAACAGTAAAAGTTGAGCCAAAAGAATTGCCTACAAAGAGTCATGTAGAAGCAGGCAAATTGGCTTTCCTAATTGACAAAATGCGTGAGGCTGAGACAGAGGAACAGCTGGTGGCAAGTTACAGGATTGCCTACCAAGCCTGCCACAACGAGAAAAACTATCAGGATCAGGTTGTGAAAGTAAAAAATGAATTGAAAGGAGCAATCAATGGAAGAAATACCGTGCCCGATATGTCCGCTGGGTGAATTGGAAATCACAGAGACCCGCAGACATCTGCATTGTGCAATTTGCGGATATTATGAATCAATAACAGGAGATGAAGATGATTGAACAACGTACAGAGGAATGGTTTAAACAGCGTTTAGGCAAGGTAACAGCATCAGCTATATCTAATGTCATCGCAAAGACCAAAACAGGCGTAAGCGCATCTAGGGAGAGCTACAGCACACAACTGACACTAGAAAGGCTAACTGGACAGCAGGCTGAGTTTTACACCAATGCGGCAATGGAATGGGGAACAGCTACTGAACCACAGGCCAGACAGGCTTATGAGGTACACAAAGGGGTTTTTGTAGATGAAACAGGGTTTGTTACGCACCCAGAGATCGAAATGTCGGGTGCAAGCCCTGACGGTCTAGTGGGTGAAGACGGCCTTGTGGAGATCAAGTGCCCTGAGAGCAAAACGCAGATGGAAACATTTCTTAATAAAAAAGTACCAACAAAGTACATTCCGCAGATGCAATGGCAAATGGCTTGTACTGGTAGGAAATGGTGCGACTATGTGAGCTTTGACCCAAGAATGCCGAGCAATCTGCAAATATTCGTGTCACGGGTCAACAGGGATGAGGCATACATCAAAATGCTTGAAACAGAGGTGAAAACCTTTTTGGCTGAAATCGATCAAAAAATTGAAATACTAAGGAACATCACATGAGCAAAATATATCCATACGGGATTTTAATGACGATAGATGAAATCATTGTTATCAACCAAGCTGTTGACGTGGCAGAAATGCTTGAATGCGGGATTGATCCTGATGAATGCGCTGAAGTAGCATCAAGTCAAAAAACGATTTTGCACGCCAAATTAAGCCTGTTTAAAGCCAAATTTGAGGTTTTTATGTGTGAAATTGACTCAAACTTGCCAAAAACTGATGAGACAGAGAATTTTAAAGGTTGGATGAAAGAAACATTTGGAGGTAAAAAATGAGCAAAGTATTAAAAGAAATCAAGGTCATTACAGGGTCTTACAAGAATAAAAACGGTGAGCAAAAAAACCGTTATTCACGTATTGGTTCAATCATCGACACATCTAAAGGCGCAATGTTGAAAATAGACAACATTCCTTTAAAAGAGGGCGGTTGGGACGGTTGGGCTTACTTGAATGATCCGATGCTACAGGACGATGGTGGTGTTCCGCACCCCCAAGTAAGGCGTACTGGCGGTAATTTCGACAACATGGAAGATGACATACCCTTTTAAGGAGCAATCATGCAATTAGGATTCGACTTCAACCATGCTAGAGCACGCAGGAGTGACCCAGAGACATCGAAACAGGCCGCACTCAGCCTTGACCCTACGGAAACCGAAACACTTGTCCTAGAGGTGATTAGGCTGTTTCCTGACGGTTGTATCTTTGACGACATTTTGCGTGAACTGCCAACACTTAGGGAAGGGAGCATTTCACCTAGACTGAAACCTTTGAGGAAAAAAGGATACATAGAAGAAACTGGGGAAGTGCGTAAAGGCAGATCAGGCCGCAATCAAAGGGTATTGCGTTGTGTAAAAATATGATATAGTTAAAACACTACCACACGGTAGTGTTTTTTGCAAAGAAACAAAAGGATTCAAAATGGGTTATTCAAACATGGAAAAAATGCCAAAAGGTGCAAAATCTTCTGACTCTACTGGTGAGAAAAAGATTGGTGCATCAATGGTAGACAAAGAAGTAATGCGGCCTGGTGCTTCAGGCGAGAAAATCCCTAAAGGCGCATTGTCTAGCGACACAAGTGGTGAGCGTAAGCGACCCATTCAAGGTGGCGTAGGCATGGGCATGATGGACGGCATCGGCTTACGCGACAAATCACACATGGGAATGCACGATGGTCGCATGGGTGAGATGAAGGGTGGCAGTTCAGAAAAGAATTGCTATGAGCATGAGAGATACGAGCACGCACAAGATAAAATGTAATGCGAAATGCCCCCAAGCTACAACAAGGGGGCATCTCTAACCACAAACACAATGGGAGTTGTGAACATGGCTGATAGTAATTGTAGAGTATGTAGACACTTTGTTGATGTGAATCAAGCCGTTGGCACTTGCAGACGCTATCCACATTACCAAAATCGCAGTCCCAATGAGACTTGCGGAGAATTTGCAGAGAAAGCCATTTTGCCCCCTGTCATTGGGGGCGTTTTTTCTATGATGGGTTTACCCGTTGTTGATGTTCCACAGATCAGCAAGAAAAAAGGAAGGCCACGCAAAAATGATTAAGCCACTCAGAGACAAAATCTTTGTCAGACCCGAAAAACGCATCAAATCAGAATTGTGGATACAATCTGCTGAAGCTGATACTGTAGGCTACATTACAGCTGTTGGAGATGAAGCGGCTGAGGAAGGGTTGAATGTAGGGGACAAAGTGTACTTTGGCACACTAGCCAAAGATTATAAAAACGAGTATCTCAAGTACACCAATTTCAAAAACAATGATGAAAATCTTATTGTGATGAGTTGGCAAGATGTATGTTTTATTGAGGAGACTGAATAATGGCAACTGGACTTTATGCGAATATCCATAAAAAACAGGAACGGA